GGGATCCGGATTTGCCTCCCAAATGTATGCCATAAATCAACGCAACCCTATTGGATACAAGGGTAGCTCCACACAGACCTGGAAAAGTGTCCATAGTTAATGAACTATACAAATATCCAGGGTATGAACTATGTGATGTTGTGACTGTACGCTTAGTGGCAAGTCCTTTAGCGGACATGATCTCACCTTCCTTCATTCGCCAGAACAATGAAAAGTCTATCGTGTCAGGCAATTCATTTCCAAAATACTTAGTTACATCCTTAAATGATCCGCCAGTCGCCGAATAGCATACTCGCATGTCCGTTCCAGGAATCCGATATGAACATGTTCGCGAAAGCCTACACACAAATTTACCACCACTAGCGTCAGGATTTTTCTTGCGAAATGTTATGTCAAGATTGTCCCTGTCAAAATAATGGTCAGGCATCAATACAACATTAGATCGCAAGAATAACCCATTAACCATGTGGGTGGACTCGGTGCCGTGGACTGAACCATACACCAAATTCTTCTGCACTGTTCGAAATAATTGTGCTGAAGTAGTGGTGCAAGATTCTCGATTAACCGGTAATTCATGAGGGACAACCGGTGTCCAAGGCGAGCGCTCGTTATCGCGTTGCAAGACTTCCTCGTGCGTCATGGGTTCAAGTGACCCTTGTGGGGCCAATCTCTTCCAAGACTTGTATACTTTTGCTAGAGTATAAATGCCTCCTATAATAGCAAAAGATTTACAAATCTTCCCAACGTGCCGTTCACGGAAGTCCGTCAATGTGGGTGCAACAACGCTCATGTCCACCAATTCTGTCCGGTACGCCATAGCTGTGTCATTCACTAACTTACGCTGAATGCACACAGCCACATACGTCCAAGTCAAGGCAACCCATGCCTTGTCTTTGCGGTGAAAACGGTCCGTTATGCCTATAGCCGCATAAATTGCTGCCAAGCCTGCACATAAAACCGATGTGTTGCGGACGAAATTAGTTCGTGGATTGCACGTTATGCGATTTCGCCACACCAAATATCTTCTTGCGACGCGGTGCAAAACCTCTTCGGCACTCAAATGAAACAGAGTGCCGGCGGCTGCGCATATAGATCCTGCCATCGCAGTTGGGTGACCATCTGTGTCGTACTTATAAGTCAAGCCAACTATCCCAGCCATTGCGGCCCACACTAATGCGCGACTGCGTCTCACGACCTTACGCACAGTGGCAGGCTTACACTTCATAATAAAGCGCACAAAAACGGGAGAGCCTACAACTCCTGATGGTAACATTTTAATCCAATCCCAACGCTCGGCAAATGAACGGGCTGACGATACTGCTGCGGCCGCTGCTACTGTTTCCGTAGTTTGGGAAAAGCCCAAAAGATCACGTGTCACACGATTGCTCACTATAGTCCACGCAGTTTCTAATCCACGCGTTAACTCTAGCCCAATGTGGGTTTCCATAATCTCATCTTCTTGCTTTATAGCACGTTGAGTTTCCTTCTTATAATTGGGATGCAACATGCAATAACCACAAATTTGGTTGCACGTCTTCCCAGAACCCATATCGTAACCACATGTTTCTATACAAGTTTCTGCTTTCCTACTGCGCTCCAAAATAGCTTTTTGATTCTCACGATGAGCAGTGAAAGCGCTAATCAAATAATTGACTACCTCCTTGATACCGACTCGCTCTAATTTAATAGGCGTATCGCAACCTGGTGGTTGCCAC